TACTGTGTCGCCTAGTCCTTGTGATTTCTTTTTAAATGGATTATCTCTAGTCTCTTGTATACGAACCATAATACCTCCTTATAAAACGAGAAAAAAGAAACCTAGGGGATTTCTCCCCTAGGTTCCCGAATATGTAGCATGTTTTTAATTTCATGCATTTAATAAACAAACCCTTATATTGGGTTATTAGGCATCGTCTCCGAAACCACAAACGACAGCGCAAAGTTCTGGACGGAGGACACCGCCACCACGCATCACCGATGCAACGGTGAACTGGGTGTTGCGACGAATGTCGCGGATAGTGTCAACCTTCATGCCCTGTAGACTGAGGGATGCAACTGCATCTCTCTGCCAGATGAGAGCCTTGACGGGGAACATTGCGTCGAACGAATTGGCATCGGTGATCTTTGCTAGACGCATCCAGTCAAAGTTGTACTTAGCATCACCTAGATCTTTGATCTTGGTTAGTTGAGTCTGAAGAGCGGCAAACTTAGTTGCGCCGGTTGGATCAAGAAGAACATTGTCAAGATCGTCACGAATACCGGCAACATCAGAATCAACTACCGAGTAGTCGGCGGTGGCACCAAGGTCTACAGTCTGACCAAGAAGGTGATTGGTCTTGACAATGGTTGCACCCATGTAGGTAAGAGTGTCGGTAAGAGCATTCATACCCTGAGTATATGGGGCACCAAGACCGCCAGCAGCAGCAACGCCACCAAACATGGGCTGCATGTTCTGAACTTCAGTATTGGTACGAGCAACACCTAGGGCACGGATGTCATTGAAAGCACGGGGGCTGACAGCAACATACACACCATCGGTTGGTGCATCAATCTCTTGTAGACGAACCATGTAACGCTCGATGTACTCAAGAAGTTTGAGTGCAGCAGTGGCACGATCACCTTGAGTTGCAGCAGAGTGACCAAGATAGTTAAACGCTGCATCAGCAGGCATATCATAAGAGCTACTGGTAAGATCCGAAGTTAAGGTAGCACCACCAAAGTTACCACCCTTTGTAACGGCAGGAGTTCTGCTTGCCATGAATGCACCCTGAGCAATGAGAGAAGCAATCTGCTTGTCTCTTGCATTGGCTAGTGCAAGACCAGCCTGTCGAGCTAGTTCTGCACGATACTCCCACTGAGTAAGCATGAGCGAAATATCGTCAAGTTCAAAGTGAGAGGCCATGGGACGCTCATCAAGTGAAATATCGAACCACTGAGGATCAGTAGTTCCGGTTGAACCCTCTAGTTCCTCACCGGCTTTCCACTGTGCCTTGAGGCCAACGGTTCCCGTGATTGGGAATCGCATGGTGGTACCGCTAGTGATAGCCCGAGTGGTGACAAGTGGCTCAAAGATGTTGTACTGATCGTACGCATTGAGAACTTCACCACTCCAAATAGGAAGCCAATAATCAGCAGTACCATCTTGTGGAACTGTGTATTGACCAATAGCACCAGCAGAGGTGGTGGCAGCAGCCTGACCACCAGTTAGCCAGCCAGTAGGAAGTGCGCCAGTGTTTTCACCAGCACTATTAGAAAATGGGTAATTATAAACATTATCAGCCATTGCGATAATCTCCTTATGTTTTAAACTTAACAAACAGTAAGGATTAGATTATCCTAGTCCCTTCTCACGGGGATTGTTAGGGTCATCTCCTCTTGTAGCCGTGTTGGTGAGTAATCACCATCCGTCTTTCGACGGCTTGCCGGAAAGCAGGGTCGGTACGATACCGAGGATCTGAAATTGCTGCTTTCATTTCCGCCTCCGAGTTGAATGCTTGTGCTTCAACACCGGGCTTGGGAACTTGACCGGCTGGTACGGCATTTGGGGTTGAGACAGACGGCTCAGGTTGAGATTTCTGAGTGGCTGGTTGAGCCTGCTGATATCTTGCTTGAAGACCAAGAAGTATAGAGGCACTAGCAGGGGTTTGCAGTCCTCTGTTCATGGCTTCAACCTCAGCAGCAGACAAGTTTTCACCCGCCCACTTGAAAATCCTTTTTAGATTATCCGCACCGCCAACAACCTTGGCAGATTCATCGAATGCTTGCTTCTGCATTGCTTGTCTGCCACGAACCATTTGCTCGACTACAACAGGATCTGCGTTGAGTCTCTTGGCAACTTCCCTTCTTGTGGCTTCCGTAAGGTCGCCATTCTTATCAATCTCCCTTCCCCACCTTGCCCAATCCTGCTCGGTGATATTACCGTATTCTGGATCTTTAGGTTTTGAAATTGACAACTCATCAGGAATATTGCTGATGTCCTCAACAACAGGTTCTTCCTGTTGCGTAGGTTGTTCTTGAGCCTGCGGGTCATAATTTGGATTTCCAACCGCTGTCTCGTTGTATTGCTTCTTAAGTTCGGCAATCTCTTGCCGAGACTTAGTATACTGTGACTGGGCACTCTTCAAAGAGTTGAACCAGTCCTCAGCATTTTTAAAATTTTGGGGAATCTTTTCCCCTTGGTCCTTGACATACCTTACAAACGCAGCCCTTTCACCTGCAACAACAGGATCCTCGTCTGGTTCTTTGGGCATGACAATATCATTACCTACCTGAGTCTCGATGGATTCTTCAGGCTTGTTTTCTTCTATCATTTTTCTTTATCTCCTTTGCGATTGTTCGCTTCTTGCGAGTCGCTTTGGAACTATCGGGCTTTAACCCGGTATTCTCAATTGCGTATTTCTTTGTGTTATGTGGAGTTTTCATCCATACTTCTTCTTCATCATAGGCTTCTTGCCCTTTGGAGCAACAGCCTTACCTGCCTTCTTCTTTCCCTTCATTGGTGAGTAATCCTTCATCATTTCCTTCTTAGACTTCATTGGCATGTTTGCCTCCTTTTGATAGTGCAACCTTAGGGATATTATAAAAAGACATGGATCACCTTCCTTTCTTTTTAAAACCTTTCAACGTCTTAGCGAGGTTGCATTGACGCTTTGAGCGAGTTGAAAGATCCTTGGATTGACAATAACCAGAAATTGATTTACCGGCTGCCTTTGCTTTTTTTGTAAGTGCGCCGGGTCTTTTTATAGCGGACTGAATCCATTTCTTTTTTGCCACTTATTGCTCCTTTAGCATGTGATCCTGTTTTACGAGTAGTGTGACCGCAGTTACATTTAAATTTCTTAATCATAATTTATTCCTTAAATTTGATACCTGACAATCACAACACCAGATCCGCCGTCTCCACCGCTGACCGACGCGCCGCTGACAGTGTTTTCTGACGTGCCGCCACCGCCGCCGCCGGTGTTGGCTACACCATTAGATCCGGTAGTAGCCGCAACGCCACCGTCGCCACCACCACCCAAACCGCCAGAACCACCCGCTGCTGCGTTGTATAGGGAGATTGAACCGCCGCCTCCGCCGCCGTAGTAGTTTCCGCTACCGGTGGGCCACTCAATCCCGTCCCCGCCGTCTCCAGTGTTAGTTCCGTACGCGGCAACACAACTTCCGTCGCCGCCTGCCTGACTTGCACCACCACCACCGCCATTACCCCGGCTTGGGGTATAACTGCAAGACGCAGCAGTGATTCCATCTCCGCCTGCATTGCCTTGGCCTGCGGTGCCTGCTGCGCCTAACCGATCAGTACCACCGCCACCACCCGAACCACCGATTGCTCCGTTGTTACCAATGTTGCCGCCTGCACCACCACCAATAGCAGTCAAACCAAAGGCCGTGCTATCCTCGCCGTTGTTTGTGGCAACAAGGGGACTACCGTAGTTGCTGGAGTTGCCAACACCTCCTGCACCCACGGTGATCGAGTAAGACTGGGCGGTTAGGGATTGGGTGCCGGTCAGAACTCCGCCACCCCCACCGCCAGCGCCAAACCATTTCCCGCCACCTCCACCACCAGCTACAATACAATACTCCACGCTTCCACCGCTTGACACGGCAAGAGTACCGTCAGAAGTAAACGTGTGGTACTTGTAGCCACCCGAGGTTGTCTCAGTGCCACCCGAGGCTTGTGCCCAGACGGGAGGAGAGGACTTGTATGGGTGGTTGGTGGGAAGGTTTGCAGCAAGTCCCCACTTGTGCGCAAGATAGCCTTCGATCTTTTCGCGATCCGCAGTCGTTGCGGCTGCGTTCAGGTAAATGAATTCGGCTATTTGTCCATCAAAACGATAAGTGCTTGTCCACTGACCCAACGCAATATTATTACTCAAAGCCAGCGACCCAGTTGATGAATTTAGCGACTCTAAGAGGCCGTTGATGTACATATCAGTGTAACCGCCGTTATCGTTGGTTCGCGTACTGCTTGCGATAAACCAGCCGGATTGAACCGAAGTTGATCCGACTCCCGAGTCGTAGGTAGCACCCGAAAAGTTATTGTTTAGCAGGTAAGGATTTGAATACCCCGAAATGTTGTATCCGACGATTCCCGAAATTGGATTGCCATCACCAAGGTACACCACACCAGCAGTTGAGGCACTCCCATTGTCGCCTAGACGTTTGAACACCACAAACAACGTGTATTCGTCGGTCGTGCTGTTGTCCCAACCGGTATTCGAGAGTGCTTGCGTACCGTCAAACCGGAGAACCGGCTTCGAATTGAGTGCGTTGGTGTCCAGTGTGGGCGAGGAGGACGACGCCGCAGTAGTTAGATCGCCGTATCCTGAAACGGCGTTTGACCACAGGGATACGGATCCACCATTTGAAACCCCGCTAACGGCGTCACCAGCAAACCACCCTTTCGTTACCGATAACTGCGACGGATCCCAAAGCACAGCAGCAACAGCAGTTTGAGTAATTGAAATTGTTTCAGTAATGCCTTCAACAGTTATAATTGTTATTGTTCCGGTTCTATCTTCTGATCCACTATGTTGAGCAACAGAAAAATTAACTGTTCCGTTTCCAATATGTGCTGTATTTGTCAGTGTTATCCAACTATCATTTGTTGTTGCTCTCCATTGACAATCAGATTGTGTCTCAACAGCAATTGTTTCCCCTGAATGAGAGGTATCATCAAACTGAGTATTAGATACTGTGGTTCTAGTAATTGAACAATCATATTGAGGAAGTGTTTCATCGGAAATGGCTTCTTCTTTTATTACCGATGTTCTGGGAGGATTGAGACTAAATGGATGACCTGATGGCAACAAACTCTTTACTTTATATTTTTCTGCAAAGTAGCCTTCAAGTTCTTCTCTGTATGATAATTGATCAATGGCTTGGTCTTGTGTTTCTTTGAGTAAAACCAATTCATAAAAATCACCAGAAAAGAAATCAACCAATGTTTCTGTGTCAGCATCAAAGGCTGCTCCAATATAAGCAGCATCAGTTGTGTTGATGGTATTGTAAGGAATATCAGAATATTGAGGAGGGA